GGAACATCTATCTGAACTACCCCGAATGAGGTACCGTCGATGGTTACTTCTCTTCTAAGAACGGTCCTAACGGACTAGCCTTAAAGAGTTGTGACATCGACGCCTACTCCTTGGAATCAAACCCCAAGCTACTGGACTCTATTAAGAGAACATTAACTTGGGCGAATCCAAGGATGTGTGGAATTTTAGAAAACTTTCTGGATACCAATAAAGAATTAAAACAAGACTACGAGTCTCGAAACCCTTGCACATCTAGGATTTCCCAGATATGCGAACAGGGCGGCAAGACACGTAATATTGCAATAATTGATTACTGGTCCCAGACTGCTCTAAAACCCATACATGATCATCTTATGACCGTTCTTTCTAAGATCAAAACGGATGCAACATACAGTCAAGAAGACCAATTTGCATTTTCACGCAAGATGGCCTCCAAGGCTGGATGTTGTTATTCGTTCGATCTATCATCAGCAACTGATCGGTTTCCAATCATATTCCAGGAAATGGTTCTAAAAGAATTATTTCCCGAGGATATAATTGACGACTGAAAAGTTATGATGATTGAGAGAGACTTTCGTCTCCCAAATAGAAAGGACTTTGTAAGATGAAAAGTAGGACAACCACTAGGTGCACTTTCATCGTGAGCTGCATTTGCACTGACGCATCATCTTTTTATTCGATGATGCGCCGGTAATAATGCATTCACTGATTATTGTGTCCTTGGTGATGATGTACTCATTTGAGATCATCATACAGCTGAAGTTTACCAAGAAAGAATGAAACAAATTGGTGTAAAAATTAATTTGTCTAAGTCTTTCCTAAGTAAGGATCCCACATGAGTCTATGGAGAGTTCGCAAAGCGAATCTTCATAAATCAAGATGAGATCACCGGTCTTCCCTTAGAGTTACTAATATCCTCAAGGAAATCGATTTATATGATTCCTGAGTTTATAAGTTTCCTTAAGAGAAGATGGTCTTTAGAGTTTGATACTGATTTAGCACTTCAGTCCCCGGATTTCCTTCCTTACTTGACAAGTAAGGGGAAATCCTTACTTCAAATAGTATTGTCCTTTAATAAATCGCTTGGAGCGGGTTTTACCCCGGTACCTTGAGATTTAAACAATGTTGATTCAAATGGATTTAAATCCAAATGAACCAAACATTTGTGAAGACAATATCATAAGAAGTTTAGTCTCATTCTTTTCGCCAAGTC